CTTTATTAGTAGTCGGGGGAGCAGTAAATGTACCGGGGTTACTAAAACTTTGAGATCCACTAAAGCCACCACCGCCCACGACGTTAGAGTTAATCGTAATTGTTCCAGAACCGTTAGTAATTCCAATCCCAGTACCGGCGGTCAATGTATTTTTAGCAAGAGTATTTCCTGTGGTGTTACCAATTAGTAACTGCCCATCTGTGTATGTGGTTTGCCCTGTACCACCCTTAGCCACGCTAACAGTATCTAAACGAGCGTTGTCTAATGTCCCACTAGAAATAGAGGACGCATTTAACGATGTTATGTTTGCGCCAGAAAAAGCGGCTGTGGTTGACCCAGTACCACCAGAAGCAACTGGAAGAGCAGTCGCTAGAGTTAGATTACGTAAATGTGTAATGGCGTCAGTGCAATCCACTCCGGTGTTATATACAAACATAGTCTTACCGGCGGGTACTGCAACCCCGGTTTGGCCTGTGACCTTAATCGTAACGGTATCCGCACAACCGTTATTAACGATGTAAACCTTCTCAATTGCTGGAACGATAAGATCACGAGCGCCGCCTGTGGTTCCGGTTAAGTTTAACCGAAGGTTACGAGCCGTTTGACTAGCATTAGTATTTGTAAGCGTCAGCGTTACGTTTCCACTAGCAAAGGTCACATCTTCCGAGCCAACAATAGCCTCTTCTAATGCTATTCCTAAGTTGTCATTAGTGACGTTACCCCATGTCCCCGAGTTTTCCCCGGTTGCCATAAGTTGAATTTTTAAATTACTGTACGTACTTGCCATTTTCTACTCCTTAAATTACGCCGCTATGGGCAGCCAATTTGGTGTTTGTACATCGTTAATCTGCTGCCAGTTGGGATTCTGATTAGGATTAATTTTACTCCAAATCAACACTTTTCCAACACGACCTTGCCCTTGAACCCCCGTTACAGATACTACTTTTGAAATTCTTACTACAACACTACCTATTGAACCCGTTGCCTGCTGACCTGTGACCTGAACATTTGCTCCGCCACTTTCTTCTGTTTCCCCAAGTCCCACTTCGGCTTGAACCCCAGCCGGTGTAACATTTCCTTTAGCACTAACCCCAACGGAATTGATAAGCCCAGAACCAACAACCCCTATTGGATATATATTTGATTTACCAACTACCGTTACAGAGCCGGTTTCCCCAACGGCTTCGACCCCTATAACCGGTATAAAATTAATCGTCTTGGTAGTAACTTGCCCAAGCGCTGAAGTTCCTTCTACTCCCGTTACCGGTACTAATGCACTGCCTTCTGCTTCTTCCTGACCTAACTGCGTAGTCCCAACAACCCCGATTAAATTAACATCAACCGATGTAATGGCTGTTGCTGTTCCAATTTCCCCATCACCCTGAACCCCGGTGACGTAATATCCAAAAGTAGTTTTTACAGTACCAACTGCCCCAGAGGCTTGAACTCCGGTCACAGGGACTGTCGCACTACCTTCGGCTGTGTCTTGTCCTAGTACGCTAGTGCCAACAACCCCTACTGGGTAAACATTTACCCTGCCAACTACGGTTGCTTGACCAACCTCACCCGTCGCTTCAACCCCAATAACAGGCGCATTAGCGGCAGCAGTTACAACGGCCTGTCCAAGATCGACGGTATGCTGAAACCCCGCTGGCTCAACCTCGGCACCTGCGGCAACCCCGACTGGATCGAGAAATGCGCTACCTTGGACTCCAGTAGGCCGAACAACCGCATTAAATCTAAACCCAACCTGCCCAACTTCACCGTTACCTTCAACTCCTACTGCATATATGTTTGCAGCGATTCGTAACGAAACAGAACCTATCTGTCCAACAGCAACAACTGGATCTACGTTTGTTCCACGGAAATCAGCGCCCCAAGCGCCACGACTCCACGGCCCAGACCCCCAGCCAATATAATTTACATCCGTACTTACTTTTAAAGAACCAACATCTCCAGAACCTTCAACCCCAGTAACGTAGTAATCAAACTTTTCCTCTTCCTCACCTACTACACCGTCACCTTGTACTCCAGTTGGGTATACATTTGCCGCTAGAGCAACTGCAAGAACTCCGGTTTCACCGGTGCCCTCTACACCCGTAGTCTGTACGTTTACCTCACGACTTTCATCAACCTGACCAACTTCTCCCGTTGCCTCAACACCAAATACAGATGCATTAGCGGCGGCAGAAGCAAATGCAGTACCAACTTCCCCAGTGCCTTCTACTCCAGTAAGAGGTACATTGGCTTTAGCCTGTACAACAAGTGTTCCAGTTTCACCGGTACCTTCTACACCTGTAGTCTGTACATTTATACCAATACTAAAACTAACCTGCCCAACTTCACCACTACCTTCAACACCAACTGGAAATGCATTAGCAGAGGTAACTACAAACTCTTGCCCAAGTTCTACTTCAGCCTGAACCCCTGCTGGCTCTACTTCACCTCCAGCCGCTACCCCTACAGGATCTAATAACGCAGAAGCATCTACTCCAGTAACACTTACTAAAGCGTTTGGATTACCTACACCAAAGTCACCCTCCCCATAAGGCCCTATGCTCCAACCAGCCATGATTTGTCCTTTAGGGGAGGTTTATTAATTAAGCAATACGAATAATTGCATTTGATGCGTCGTTAGTTGGGAAAATGATGGTGAAGTCACCGTCCGAAGCGGTTTTGTCAGCACCAAAGTCCAACACACAAACCGATGCATTGGTCAACGTAGTATTAGCATTGCTATTCGCTGAAGGTGTGGTGTTATAAATCAGAGCGCCACGAGCAGTAAAGTTAGCGTTTACAAAAGTCTCATCAGAGAAGTCAGTAAAGCCCGTACCCGTGTTGGCGTTGATGTTAGTCGCAGTTACACCTGTGTTGGTCAAAGCCTGACCACCAGCAGAATAGTTAGTACCGGAAGTACCAACTTCGTCGGAAGCGGTATAAGCAACTGTATTAGCATCCAGTGTTGCTGAGGATGTATACAGAGCGAGTTTAAAAACGTCTGCGCCAGTATCAGCCGACGGACGAAAATCGTGTACCCCAAGCAGAAGTTCTGCTTTAAACGAGGTAGTCATTGCTTGCGTGATAGCCATATTAGGCTCCTTTATTCATCTAAAAGTTTAACAAACTCAGGATGTCCTGCTTTCCTGAACTTAACAGCCAATGTCGTATGGTGCGACTTAATGGCTTCCTTCATATAAAACACCAAAACCTGACGGATTTGATTTTTGAACGCTTCTGCTTGATCCCGAATAGCAGGATGCGTCTGCGAACCTACAGAAATAATTTTGTCCAAGGCCCGTTCTGCAACTTCTTCTGGCGTAAAACCGCGACCAGAAGTTGTTAATACTTTGACTTGACTACCCCCTAAAAGGAAGGCTACTTCGCTCATTGTGCTCATCGGACTGGATACCTCGCTTGTTCGGTTCTGTACATGTCTTGACGGTCTTTACCTTCACCAAGTTGTTTCAACATGGCAAGTGCTTCATTATAACGGGCAACATAGTTGTCGTTAACATCTTTCTCACCCTTCATAAATGCATAGGCTTCTAACAACGAACCGTAGAGAAGAGCAGAATCAAAGTTAGTACCAAGCCAAGTTGTGCCAGATGTAACAATAGATGCCGGGTAGGCGTAATAGAGCAACTCCATAGTGTAGTCTGCGTCTGGAGTAGGCCCTAAAATAAACGAATTTTCATCAAAAATAGCGTAATGAGTAGGAGCACCTGTATCGGTAATTATTGGAAAAGATTCCCGTATAAACTCAACATCTTTATTTAGCAAGTAATCGTAACTTCCATCAGCATTAATTCGCGCTAATGAAAATGTAGAAAGCCAATCTATGGGTGTGGCTAAGAACCTATTACCACTTGTACAACTACCTGTTACGTTTTCTCTTGAGACCGGGAGTTGAACGCTGTTATAAATCCTCTGCTCAGCCTGACGGATAAACGTGTCAACCTGATCTTTTGTAAGAAAAGACGTGGTTGTAGCAGTGGTAGTGGCGACCACCGTATCTGGGAAATTATTCTCAGCGTAGGCTTGTATGGTCTGAAACAGCGTCGAGTAGTTCACAACTTACCCCAATTTTTTACTAGAGTTAGTGCCTTTTGTAGCCGCCCCAGTACCCCGAGTCTTCACAGTCTGTGTATTCGGAATATTATTGGGGTAGCCGTTATAACCAAAAGATGCCTCATCACCTTTTACGGCAATACTGCCCTTGGCTACTGCGCTCGACCCCGGCCTATCTTTTTGGGGCTTAACGTACTTGTTGTCATCTTTTGCCATGATTAGATCCCTGTCTTTTTAGACGGCGCACGCATCGGACTACGCTGATTCATAACTTTAGCCATGTTCCGACC